ATGATAAACAATAACTGGGGGTTGGTAAAATTGAAAAAGATGTTAGGCACAATTTTAGTATTTATCAGCTTTACTCTTGTTGGTTGTTCCTCAAGAGTTACCACAGAGGATTTAAAAGCTAACGATTGGTCCATTGAACAATCAGGTAATAAAGATGAAGAATTGAAACTAATTGCTTCATTTACTGATCACGTCATGACCATGTCAATTGATACGAGCAGCATGAAGTCAACAGCTACAAATGAATTAGAAAAAATTGGCGAAGAATTTGGAGAAGCGTTGATAAAGCAAATGTCATTCAAATATGAATATGAGTTATCAGGAGATAAGTTAACGCTAACAGATACGGAAGAAAATGAATCGTCATATTATATTGTTTCTAAGGATGAAAAAAACATTGTATTTGAACCTGATTCTAAAAAGGACAATAAAGATAGCGTTGTAAAGCTTGTTTTAACTCCTTACAAAAAATCAACAACAACAACGACAACGAGTACAGAAAGTACATCTTCCTCTACAAAAGAATCGACTTCCAGCACGTCGGAATCCTCATCTTCTGAAGAGCAAGAAATGAGTTCAAGCGTAGATTTAGGATTACAAACATCTGATCCAAACAGACCATCCGTTAAAGAGCAAATTGAAGCGCAAAAAGCTCAGGAACAAGAAGAAAATTATTATTCTGATTATCCAGAAGAAAGCCAGCAGCAAAATCAAACACAACAAAATGAGCAACAAGATCAAAACCAAAATCAACAAGACCAAAATGCTCAAACAGGAGAACAATATATTACAGTTCAAAATGGCGAAGGCCCGAATCAAGTAGCTGCTCGCGCAGGAATTTCTGTTGATCAATTGTATCAACTAAATGGTATTGATCCAAATAACTTTCTTTTTAATCCCGGTATGCAATTAAGAATCAAATAGAAAAAAGCCCTGACCTCAACTAAGAGACCAGGGCTTTTATTTTACTATTTATGAGTACACTGCTTAATTCCAAAACAACGTAAAAAATATTGGTATAATAATTGAACCAACAACTAATCCAACAATCCAATTTACTTTACCGTCAGTTCTTAAAATCGAATCATTTTGTCTACCAAGTTTTTCTTCAATTAAACTTTCATTATGTCTAATACTTTGCGAAATAAGATCTAATTTTGCATTTGTTTCTCTTTGGTTTAGCTCAATGCTATGTGTTATTTCTTTCACAGCAGAGTTAAATTCCTCTTTTGTAACATATTCAGACATATTTCCTCCGCCTCCTCCACTGTCGCGGTTTCTTCTCGAAGGTACTCTTTCTCCGAAAACATTAGGCTCTTGTTTCTCTTCTAAATTAATAACCTTATTATTATTCATCCGACTCACCAATAAATAGTTGTAATGGAAAAGTCGAAGACATAAAAGTACCCGATTCAATTTGAGCACCTAATCCCATCTCTCCATCAAGTTTGTCAGAAATCGATAACTGAACAGAGATAGAAATAATTTCTAAATCAAGGAAAGCCTGTTTTTCAAAGGAAAACACTTTATCAAACGAAGTTAATTTTTTAATCATATTATTTGCCAAATTAAATGAAGTTTTACCTAAATAGAGATATCCGTCGCTATTCTTTGCTGATACTTCTAAATTGAGTCGCGGTGCTCTCTCAAAATCTATATTTAAGTCATCTGGCAAATAAACAATTCCCGAAATATCAATCAATATTTCGGGAGAACTGCTTTGAAGTGAAGCTTCTAAAGATTCATAATCAATATTAAATTTCAAAAGACTAGGTTTCATTGCAATCTCACCTTTTTTCTTTCAATTATATCATATGAAATCCAGCTTTATGAAAGCTTTATTTTATTGAACCATACGCATCAATTTTGCCTAAAGATAGATATCCTTTAGTACCATTACCACGTGGCTGAACGCCCCACATGTATCCGCCTGCTAACACGATATCATCAAACTTAACTTTATCGCCTTTTTTTAAAAGTGCAATGACTGGTGCAGACGTTTTAGCCGCGGTACGCAGATTAACATTACTATTTAGCGTGATTTCTTTCATTTTAATTCCTCCGTTATTTTCTACTGGTGGTTTTTCAGGTGTCGGAATAGGATTTGGTTTACTACCGCTGTTTGGATTAGCATAGGCCTTCCATGCTTTTTCATCCCCATAGAAGACATTCGCATCCAAAGCGCCACTATAACCGCTCAGATATGTTTGGCTAGAGTATTGGAAACAAGCTGTTACACTGAAACCATTAGACTTAGGCGGACTTGGTTGTTTGTATCCTGCGATATTTGTATTTATTCCATAGTTTGCAATCCACAAACCATAGCCGGCTTTTGCAATCTTACTGAAATCTTTTGCGTTAATCACCGCCGTATATGTGTAAAACCATGGTCGAATTCCTGTTTTTTGGTACACTCGATCAAGCCAAGCTAAAGCCCAATTCACATCGTACTTATTATCACTTTCCCAATCTAGCACTGGAATTGCATCACCATTGAGATAACCCTTCGATTTTTTTAAAAAGAAATCAGCTTCTTCAATTGCAGAACCTTGATAACCAATCTCGTGGGCGTAATGGTATACGCCAAGAAGTTTTCCAGATTTTTTAGCCAGTTGAAAACGACTGTCACAATATGGATTAACATACCCTTTTCCGTTTCCACCTCCTCCGGTAGACTTAATGATGACAAAATCACAAGGTACTTTTGAAACATCAATGTTACCTTGCCAGCTAGAAATATCAATACCGTTTAGCATAGTCACTTGCCTCCTAACAAATCTTGTTTAGCCGTTTCAATTAATTTGTCAATTTCTTCATAACTAAAGGGGATTTTATTTTTAGAGAAGGTATCAATTAACTGTGATTTAATTAATTCACGATCAAATCTATTCGCTGAACTAATAAAAATCTCTGCGTAACTACGCTTGATAGTTAGCTCATTTTTCAATCGCTCAATTTTGAACGCTTTTAAACATTGAAAAATAGCAAACAATAAAGCAATCAGTAAAATCCCAAACATCGATAAAATAATAATATTTGCTACATTATTAAAAATCTGCATGCTATTCACCTTCCTTGTCATCAGGATTGTTCGGAGCTTGTAGTCGTTTAATAATCGGGTCAAACATACTTGCAGCTATTCCCATTTTATTAAGATTTTCTACAATGCTGACCAGTTCATTTAGCGTTTCTAAAATATAAACACCGATAATAACGCTGACTGAAATCATTTCAGGCAATACAATAGTTAAAGGGACTACAGCTACTAATACAGCTAAAAGTGCAAATTTTTTAAGTAACCCAGTTCCCATTTTCCCTGATTTTAGGTCATGATTCACATAGGCTTGAATAAAACCTGTAATCATGTCTACCGCCATTAACATTAAAATTACTGCTAACCAAATCAAAACTTTACCATAGTCGTCTTTCATCATCTGCTCTGCCCATAAAATCATTTTCATATCCATACTACTCACTTTCCTTTTCTATTTTGGTAACTTAATCCATCAAAAAAAGACAATCTACTATTAAGAAGATTGTCTAGTAACAACTGATAATATGCTCTACTTGAGCCCATGTCGTCCGCGCATCCCAACCGAAGGAAACTTTTACAACACTAGGGTTTGCAGATGCTTTTCCCAATATATCTAAAGCCGCTTTTCCTACACCAGAGGAGGTACGGATGTTAATGTCTGTATATCGAGAGTTGAGAGGAGTTGCCCATTCTGGCAGTTTCGTGATTACTGTCCCTCGAGTATTAGAACCATCTGCTAATGAAAGTCTAAGAATGAATGAGTTGCTATCAATCATTTCAACAAAACAAGTACCGGTAACATCCGTTCCACCTCCAGGTATCGTAAATTCATTCTCTAAAATCAATTTTGCCCATTTACGGTTTCCACTCTTGCTATCGGTTGTAATGTAGTCAAATCCCATCGCAATCATTGCATCAAACTGTGTGTCTGGGACAGTCCAACAACCTGCGCTTAATCCGGCTGCATGGATTTTAATTAAATTGTTTGCAGTCACACTTGCATCATTATATTTCACATCTAGCGTAGCATTAACACCCAAAGCTTTTGCGTCAGAAATTAACTTATCGCTGATTGAATTAACTAAATACTGTACGGGTACAACAGGCAGTCGCTTTTTAATCTCAACTAAGGCTTGATAATCAAAGCTAATAAATACTACCCCCTGTTTTAGGTTATATTTATTTAAACTTGTGATAATGGCATCATAATTTGCTTGGGTATAACTTCCGGCTTTAATTTCGATGATAGGTACTCGACCATTTGTTTTACAGATTGCTAAAAATTCGTCAAACGTTGGTACCTGCTTGTCAACATCACTCAACGAAGCGAGGTTGTTCCCCGTATCGATTCTCAAAGCTTTAATTTGTGCAAGCGTCTTGCTTGCCACGGTTCCTGTACCATTCGTGGTGCGATCTACTGTTGAATCGTGCATGCAAATCCAAGTACCATCACTAGTAACTTGTATATCTGTTTCAATTCCCCAGTGTCGAGTAACTGCTCGAAAAGCTGGTGAGCTATTTTCTGGATAATCTGCATTTGATCCCCGATGGGCAATGTACTGAACTAATGCTCCTGATTCTTTAACAACTTGTCCAGAGATAGCAGCTGCTGTGGTGGCCGGTGTCATGTAAGACTGGTCATCTAACCCAAATTCTCCAACAACATTTGAAGCTTTTCCATCAACCGCAGCAATATGTGTTTTGAGGTATTTAGGTACCCCATTTTCTTTTAGTTGAACAATATCAGCCATATTAAACAGTCCCCACTTTCTCTAATGTAATGGAACTCATTCCATCTAATTTTGCTTTATCTGTTGCAGACATTAATCCTGCCACTGATGTTGTCGCATTCCCTGGGTTTTTTTGAGCACCGGCTGCAACACCATCTAATTTTGTCTTATCCGTTGATGCCATTAAACCATTCGCACTTGTAGTAGCAACTGCTGTTGTAGTCGCATTTTGTCCAGGATCTCCCTTATCACCTTTAGGAAGTACAAAATTAAATTTAGCAGCAGATGAAGTTCCAGCATTCGTTACTGCAGCAGTGGTACCGCTTGTTACTGTGCCAACTGTGATTGTTGCAGCTTGACCAGGATCACCTTTATCACCTTTTATTGTTTCTGGTTTATCTACGATAGCATTCCAGTGAGTTTGAACATATACTTGAACACCATCTTGTTTCACTTTTACAATATCTGTCATTCTAAAACCTCCCCTACTTTTTCAAAACTAAAACTTGGTATCTTCGAATTGGTGTAAGCTTGTGCCGCCTGATATGTTTCAGTCGCTTTTTGATCTACATATTCTTGGCTAACTCCACCACTGCTTCCACCACCTGTTGCACTGATTACTCCGGTATTAGATATTGAAATATTTGCGCCAGCGGTATAGTTCATTTGGATATCGGCAGTTAAAACATCTTCTTCCATGGTCAATCCACGTCCAACCCTAATGCCGCCTTTAATGTCAGATGAAGCAGTAGGTAATTGATACGAACTAGTGTCCGCGGTTGAACTGATTCGCCCATTTTCATCAATTGTGATATTGTCGCCAGCAGTATAATTTTTTAACGAATCCAGTTTGTTTTTCGATTCTTGCGAAAAATTAATATCCGTTTGTTTTACTGCCGATAGCTTTCCATTTGTATCGATTGCTAACCGCTCGCCTACTTTAATCCCACCAAGGCGACTATCGTTCGCAATTGGCAATTCATAGTCACCTTCACCAGTATTCAGTATTTTTTGATACATTTCAGCAGTGATAATACCGTCTTCCACATCACTTGCGTATGGAAGATCAGGCAATTCAGTGATTGCATTTGCCAATCCTAAATCTTCCTTAGTGATAATAACTGTTCCAGATTTTCCGTTTACAGAAAGTACTTTTGCTTCTCCCGCTATGATTTTCTCAAGACCTAAAATTGCAGAAGCGTGTGTGATTGGGAAAAACTGACGTTTAACACCTTTTTCATCTGTTTCCATCATTCTTTTAGTTTTGACCATCAAATTTCACCTACCTTCTCTAGAAAAAAGGTATCTTGTTCTTTATCATCTATCGTTGCAATAATTAATGCGCCATCCTCATTTTTGTAGTCAACAGAGCTTACTTTATCAACATCATGATTTGTAGAGAATAAATCGTCTTCTAAAATATCAGTAGTCACTACATCACCAATTTCAATAGTAAAAAATACATCCTTCAACTTTTTATAGAAGAATTCCATATCAGCTACTAATCTATCGGTAATATTCCCATGCGTTACTCCAGCTATATCAACTCTCGCATTCATCAATTCGAGTAACATCTTTCCACCTGGGTCAATATCAGCCAAAATATCTTTGATTGATTCAAACCAAACTAAATACTCATTTTTCTGAGAATCACGCCAAGCTTCAAATTCAGATTTTCTAGCATTCATCCACGATGTAAAATCGCCTTGATTTTCTGTAATGAAATCAATCATGTCTGCAATTAAATCCTCAACAGATTGCCAATATGACCCCATCTCGCCTTCAGTTTTAGAAACAGCATTAATAACAAAATAAGAAAAATCTTGCGTCGTTGCAACAATCTCTTCATCTTTGAAGATAATAAAATCAGCGGTTTGTCTGTGAAGGCACTGCATCGAATACTCGTCAAATACATATTGAATTTTTCCTTGCTTCGCGTCTGTGATTTTAGATGCTAACTGTACTGGATATTTCCCACCCACAATTGACTCAAAGTAGACTTTACAACCAGACAAATCAAAAGGAAGCCCATTTTCTACAATTTGAGCTTCCAAGATTTCACTATTCTTATTTCCTTGTCTCACTTTTACGATACCAATATAATTGTGTGGCTCTGTGGTGCTTAAAACGACATGCCATTTACTCAATATTAATCACCCCTTTCTCAAAATCTGGTGGGATACAGATTGAAGCAATTTGATTAGAATCAAAGAAATTCCGATTGTATTCCGCAACAATTTCACCATGTTCTGCATTTTGTTCATAAGTTTGAAATTGATGATTCAGCAAACTTTTTATGACTCCCGTATGTCCAAATGTTCGAGGTGCTAACATATTGTCACTAACTTTTGCCCCTAGTTTCCAATTAATGATTGCGCCTGGAACAAGTTGCTCATACGTCGGTTCAACGATTACACGCCAACCATACAGTGTCCAATCGTAAGCTGAACCAATTTCAGCCGCTGACCAAACATTGCCGATTTGATGGGTAATATCGTATTTGGTCATTGCACCCATGCCTGGACCGTCCATAATACCAGCGTACTCTGCAGACAATGCATAACATTGGTGATTCCCAATAGGCTGACCGATCAAACTTTGTAAATGATTTAATCCTTTATTCATCTTGAGTCTCCTTTATTTCTTAATTGGTCGTGCAAGACAAAAGTCACCGCCATTCAGGAGATAACCAAATGACAAATCAATTCTCCCATAACCAACACCATTGCTATTCATACCGCCCATTTCGATAATCTTAGTTTGGTGACCATGATAGTCTTCTGTAAGAATTGCAGTATGTCCATTATTCCCTGCCCCGCTGCCTTGATTGACAATAACAATATCACCTGCTTTTGCTTCACTTGACGAAATCTCACGCAACCAACGTTTCGAACCTCTAGCGTCTGCCGTCATTGACCCGGTATACCATTGCATATTTCCGGGCACGTTATAGCCTGCCTTATTTAGAACGAGCCAAACAAAACCGGAACAATCCGTACCACCAGATTTGTTGGGATTCAAAAAATCACCCAAATCAGAAGATGGGTGAAGTTGAATATAGTAGAAATAACCAAGCCAGCTTTTAGCAACATCTAATATGGCTCCACCGCCTTTACTAATCGTCAAATCTTTAAAACGATTAAACCATTCTGTTGCCCAAGATTGGCGTTCTGGATGTGCTGCCGCTGGTCGTTCAAAGTTTTCTTCGAACACATAAGCAGCTTGTGCTGGATCTGTAATTTTTTTAAACTCAGCTACAGAAGTAGGTTGAACGCGGCCAAGCCATTGTCCGTTATAGCAACACCAATCAATTAGAGCTGATTGTGCTTTAGTTCCCGTATAATCATCTGTTATCCCTGCTTTGGCCATTAAGCGTTGAACATATTCGCGTCCATCCCACGTAGGCGCACCGATTAACGGATAGGATGATCCATCCCACTGAACACCACCGAAACCAGGGCCACCTACTTGCGATGTGTTTGGATTCATTCCGGGACCAACTTCACCTCGAATATTACCAAGGATTCCTGCAGTGGCTGCTTTACTGAAACCACGGGCAATTAAATATACCCACCATTGCCATGCAAATTTATCAGCAGAACTCGTGATACCAGCCGGATACGTTCCATCCCATTCTCCAGAGCCACCTTCTCCGCCGCCCCCACCTTGACCAGGAAAGACCTCTCGACCATTAATAGTCAACTTACCTTGGATATCTAAATCGCCAAAATGGTATGTTTTGCCATTTCCAAGCATTATAAAGCCTTTTTCTTGCACGGCTGAAATCAAAATATACTTACCAGAACCGTTAGCGCGAATAACCAGAGCATTTTCTTCTATAGGTGTTGGAGTTACAGCTTTTGGAAATGGATTACCTGCTGAGTCTGTTGTACCGATCGTACCAATCTCACCAGATTTACTCAAAAATTGCATGCCTTTTTTGGTTAACTCCATTACTTTTTTCTTATTATTTATAATTTGTAAAGCACCCGAAACGATTCTAAGCTGGTCGCCTAATTTGTTAAATGATGTTTCCAAAACATCCGCTATTATCGTCCCAGTTCTAATAAAGTCCGCATTAAAGATGCTATCAATCGTCCATGCTGAATTAAAGGGGCCATTCCAACCATTTTTGGAAAATGCAATGCCATTCTTGTTTAAACGGATCACATGTTTTGCTGTATTGATATCAGCGGTATCCATAATCAAAATATTAGAAGGTTGTGTTTTTGGCCACAACACAACATGTCCTCCTGCTTGCCCTCCACCAGTAATCATGGACGATACATAGTCTGTAAAACCACTCATATAACTGTTAGTAGCATACTCTTTTAATTTCTCTTGAAATTGATTCGTTTGTTGTTGATAAAACGCAACTTGCGTATCGCCAGCTACTAACGTTTTGGTCTTTTCATTTAATGTATCATAAACAATACCTGTAACTTTTGATTCTAAATAGATATCATATTTTTTGTGATAAACGTGGAAAGTATCAAAAAGTCCATAGTTTCTGATTCGTGCAAATTCCTTTGCTTCTTCACTATCTATCAACTTATCAAATTCAATTGTGATTGAAATCTTTGGCTTATCACAACCAGGGTTAATAGATTTAAAATAATTTGCAGCTACTTTATTCAATGAATTTAAGTCTTTTGCTCCTTGCTCTTCTGTGAATTGAATATGTTCCGTGCGTACATCCGAATAATTTTCAACTAATGGACTATCTACAACGTTCCCATAAATACGATTTGCCGTTCCTTCTGCTCCTTGTGCATCAACATAGGGGATAATACGAGTTTTCATCCCTGACCAATCAAGTTTTATTTTTAATCCCATTAAATCTTTGCCATAGCGAATTGTACCAACGTTATCACGTCCACGCCGTTTCAGGAGTGATAATTTAAATGGCTCCCTTTTCATCTCCCCACCCCAATACTGCAGCAAAGAACCTTGTTCACCGGCTATACAATTTAAAACATTTCGCGCCTCAAATGTAGTGCTAGAAGTCGTTGAAATATCCGAATACAACCGAATATCTGATGCCTTATCCATGCCGTTCTCAATGAGTTTCATAGCGTTTTGAGCTGTTTGTGAATCAACTTCCACTTTTGTTACAGCACGTCTACCAAGACGATATGTGCGTGACTTGGCATAGACTGTGACAGTATCCATAAATGTATCGACATCTTTATCATCTATATAAAAAATGTGATATTCTTCTTGGTCATTTGGTTTTGCTTTGATTTGATAATCATCTTCAAAATATTCATCAAATCGTGTTCCAAGCGGATATTCTAACTCTAATTCATATTTCCCGTTTGCCTCTTCTATGATTTCAACGTAAGAGCAATCTCTTAAAATTCCAAGTCCGTTGGTAGAAAAATCTGTTTCACTTGGCTCATAAATTCTTGGTTTCATACTTTTCTACACCACCTTGGAGTAATTTCAAAAGTTTTAATATTACTAGTCCAGCGGAAATCATTTCTGCCAGACACTAATTCAGGAAAATCTAAAAATGCTGTAACAAGATCTTGATGTTCCAATGCTCCATCTAAACCTCGATAAGATTCTTCAATTTTTGAATCAATAATTAATTCACGATCAAGTTGTTTAAGTTTGAATTCTTTATCGTTAATAAAAAAAGAAGCATCGCCCGAACCAGTCAATTTAATAAGTGGTTTAGAGGGATACTTCTCTGTATTAAATAATGAAAAGTTTGAAGTTCGAAAAAGTGATTTTCTACCTGACCGATTTTCTTTAAAGGGTCGTACACTGACAGTAAACTCAAAAGGAACAATATTTCCTGTTTTACGTGTTCCTTTGAATGTCGGTGCATCAATCACGATTGCTTGATAAATGTACTGTAGATCAAAATAGGCAATGAAGTCACTATAACTTCCCATATCAAGCCAAGCTGTGATTCTATCTTCATATTCTTGCACATCTTCTAAAGTAGGTGCTTTGTAATAACACTCAATTTTTTTATTGGTATTTTTGTAATAAGCTTTATCAATAACAATAGAGTCGTTTCCTTCGCGTTCCCTAAGCTCAATTACACGTCCTGAAGAAGTGGAGATGGGACGATTTCGCATAAAGACATTGAATTCTTCAGAATGTTTCCCGTTAAGTACAAACTGACCTCTCTTAAATTGCATTAAATCACCCCTCCCACTGCATCAGCATCATTCTGCATTAAACGAGCTAATTCTATTTTCATTTTCTTCGCCATTTGACGAATAACCGAATCAGGCATATCTCCATAAACTGTTAAATGTAAATGGATTTCTTGATTTTCATTAGTTCCCACATTAGAACCACTAGCTTTCGTTTCATTGGCTAAATTGTTGTTTTCCACTTTTGATTTTAAGTTAACCGTTGGCAACTCAGTATTTTCAAATGGTAAGTTATCTAAAGAATTTTTTAACCTGGGACTAGTTTGGTCAATCCCTTCAATAATACCTAAGACGACATTTTTACCAATTAAATCCCGCATCAATCTAGAAGGTGAATGGATATTAAGTAAATTTTTAAGTCCACTAGTGATTGTTCCGGCTATATCACTGACTTTTTTCTTTAAATCTCCAAACTTTTCTTGGATTCCGTTAATCAATCCGTCAATAATATTTTTTCCAGTTTCAAATAAATTGATTTTTTTCAAATCATCAAAAATATTTTTGACACGATTAACAGTATTTGATACCCCTCTTTTTAATTTCTCCCATGCGTTTTCAGCACCTAAAACGAGGTTATTTGCGGTATTAATTACATTAGTTTTTAATGTTTGCCAGGTATTAATTGCGCCATTTTTTAAATCAGTAGCTTTTTGCTTAATGCTATTCTTTAAGTTCTCCCACGCATTCACCGCACCGTTTTTTAAATCCGTAGCTCGTTGAATAGCACCAACTTTCATATTTTGAAAAGCCTGAATAGCGAAATTCTTTAAATCTGTAGCAAACGTTTTAACGCTTGTTACTAAATTAGTCCACCAACTTTTAACACCTATAACCATTTCGGAGATTTTTAAGATTCCCCAATCCTTAATACCATTGAAAATATTAACCAAAGTTTGATACCATCCTGTAGCTATTCCAACTACAGAATCGACCAACATTGTTGTATATGTTGTAATAATTGTCTTGATAGAAAGCCAGATACTTCCTGCTGCTTCTACTATATTATTCCAAATACCAACCATATTGTTTTTGGTCTCTTCCCAGCCCCCCGAAATCATAGAAGTAATGAAAAGAACTGGAGCGAGAATAATATTTTTAAGAATTTCAAAGGCATTTCCAGCAATTTCACTAATTTCTGAAAATATTGTAGTTAAACTTTCTTTAACGTTTGAAAAAGCATTGGCTATACCGTCAACAAGTGGTCTAATATATGGCATAATCGTCTCAGAAAAAGAAGACCACAATTTGCTTGCAGTTTCTTTAATTCCTTCCCACAAATCACTGAACCATTGCTTTGTATCAGACCAAGCATCCTTAACTCCTTGAACTGCTAATTTTGCAGAATCAATAGTTCCTTGCCATAAATTACTAGCGGTACCTTTAATCCCTTGCCATAAGTCACCAAACCATTGTTTTGTATTAGACCAAGCATTTTTAACACCTTCGACTGCGGCAGAGGCTTTTTCCTTCGCGCCTTCCCAGAGACCTGAAAACCATCCTTTGATGTTATTAAAAGTGACTTTAAAAAAGTCTGCAATTCCACCCCATATTTTCTTAGCCTCAGCGCTGATAGTATCCCAATTTTTATAAAGCATCACACCTGCAGCAACCAACATTCCTATACCGATGATAATCAGACCTGTCGGACTCATTAAAAATGAAAAAGCAGTAGATAAAGATCCCACTGCTTTGGTAATATTTGTGATTGTATTTGTTGCTGAGTTAATTGCAGCCACTGCGGTTAATGCGCCCACGACTCCGGAAATAATTGGAATTAACCATTCCGCATTATCGGATAAAAAATTAAACGCATTCGAAATCCCTTCGATAATTGGTGGGATTTCTTTTGCGACAACTTTTAATCCATTTTCGAAAGCACTCCCGACTTTTGACAAAATATCAGAAATACTTGTTCCACTTTTTGCTAATCCTTCGTTGATTTTATTGATAGATTCAGCAACTCCACGGGTAATAGCAGTTTTCATATTAGCGATACCTGTTTTTATACCCGAAGTTGAATCTTTAGCAATTTTTTCTAGTGACTTGAGACCTCCACCACCATTTTTATTAAGATCTATCAACTTTTTAGTAAAATCTTCAACTGTTAATTCACCCTTACCAAAGGCTTCTTTCATGGCACTCATGCTCATTCCCGATTCTTTAGCCATTGCATTTAAAACAGGAGTTAGACCAGAATTACGTAATGAGTTCCAAGTCTGTGCATCGAGCGGTCCATCCATTGGTAATTGCGATAACTGCATGATAGCGTTGTTAACCATATCAGTTGAACCTCCGAAACCTAGAATGGCATTATTTAGTCCAGAAAATACTTTTTGTCCTAAATCAATATCATCATATGTTGCGGTTAGTGCCGTCATTCCCTGAACAGCAGAGTCCAGCGGCGTCGGTAATCCACTAATTGATTTTTCAAGGTTTTTCATAGCCTTCTTTGTTTCCCCAGCTCTAAAACCCATATTTTCGAAAACACGATTTGAATTATTTAATGTATCAACACGATTAATAGCCCCATCAACACTACTAGAAATCATTCCTAATCCCTTAGAAATAATTCTAGTTGCACCACTTGCAAGGAAGTTTCCAACAAAAGATGTCCAGATGCCTCCGAGAGAGCGGCCACCTTTATCCCCGGTACGACTAACTTGCCCATCAAAATTGCCTAACTTTTTTACAGCATTATTCATACCTGACGTAAAACCAGATTCATCCAAAATCATTTTTAAAACTAAGTCTTCGTTGTTCAAAAAGTACCACCCCCTTTAGAACATCGTATTCTCGTCAAGATATTTAACATCTTCGTATTCGTTAACGGCGTCTCTAAATCCAATTAGTTTCATTAAAGTATTTAAATCAGTATTTTCAATCTCATTCAGAGTCCAACCCATTTCAAATAATTGGAGTTTGATTTCCATTTCTCTAAATTGTGGAGTTTTAACAAAATCAGGATGAATAAGAAGTTCTGCTACTTTTTTTTCTGTTCAGCGTACACATCGTCATATCCTGCTGTTACAGAATTAAGTAGTTGGCCAGTAATTTTTAAAACTTCACGAGCGTCCATTCCGTTCATGTAATCCTCACCCGTAAATTGGCCTTCAAAGATTACATTTCCAATAAAGGCATAACATTCATGCATTACTGGCCGAATTTCTTCCATATCATTCGTTTTAATCGCTTCTTGTAGTCTAGTTTGCAAACTGGTAGCTTCTTCCATAACACTACCAGGTAAAAATTCCGCCGATTTAAACTGTACTGATTTATATTTTCCATCCTTATTTTTCTGCATTAATTTAATTGTGGTTTGATATTTTGACATTATTATTGATCTCCTTCTTCTTCAACTGTCAGTGGATTTGCGGGGGTAGCAAACCAATTTTTAATCATTTCAGCATCTACTCCCTCATCGTCTTCATCAACTGAGTACATATAACCTACTCCTGGCACATCTACAAACGAACCTTTCCATGTTGGATGGGTAAAAGTTACCTTGTTTCCTTCTTGCGTAGAAGTTTCATCGGAATCTAAAGTAAATTGTCCTTTGTAAAAAATGGTATACCGAAATTTTCCGTTTGTTTTCTTACGTCTATAAGCAAAAGCTCCGTCTTTAGCAATATCTTCTCCCGATCGCAAAGCGCCGCCTTTCACCAATTTTCCCCCAGTAATTTCCGATAAAACTTTGTGGGTGTACCCGTTTGATTCCAACTCTACTTCTGCTCCACCGAAGGCTGTAAATTGGTCTTGAACAACTGAATCTCCGAAATCTTGTGTGGTCTCATAATTAGCTGTGGGTTTAATACTGACTGCAGTTCCCATAACTACTGGCTCGCCATATACTGGAAAATCACCTGCATCATCTATTAATGGAAACCATGTTGGTTTTTCCACAGAAATAATTCCTGTTTTACTCTTTTTATTTGCCATTAATCCTCACTCCATTCAATATATTGAGGAAATGCAACAGTAAATCGAATATGTTGCACTCCATCCGTTTTGTCCGGCATATAATCTTCTGGTAAAATTTGATTGTCATCTATTTCTAAGACATTAAAAAAAGCCTCACATTGTGAGACCATCTCGTTTATTAGATTTTTGTTGGATTTATTATCCACTAAGGCAATGTCAACTAAGAATGCTTTATTTTGTACGTTAATGCCCACATTCTCCATGCCTGCTGGTTCAACTGACAGAACAAAGTAGAAATCTTTTGAAGATTGCATCACGCTATCTTCATAGACTGGTGCAGATGGCGCAATTTGTTTTAATTTTTGCGTAATCGCACGTGTTATTTTAGACTTCATTTCTTAGCTCCTTTCAGCACTTTAATAGCCATAACTTTCCATCGGCGCGGAATATAGGTCATATTCGCTAAATTAGTAGCGCGTTGCAACATAAATCGGCCTTTAACGAACCCACCATTTTTAGTTCTATGCCCATCATTCACATATTTAAAATATTTTTCGTTATTAATCAAAGCTCCAACGATTCTACCAGTAGAAAGTTTCCTTGCTTTCATAACCCGATATCCCCGTCTTAAATCACCGGTTTTAATGGGCGTTAAGGGTACCGCTAATTCCCATACTTTGTTTAAAGAGTCGTTAACAAATGCTTCTCCTTCTTTTTGAGCAAGTTTAGTCATTTGTTCAAATTGCTTCATAACTTCTTTAGCGTTGCTCTCAAATCTAACGTCACCCATTAGGTTCACGTCCTGTCAAACCAACTTCACAATGGCTAGGATAATAAAAAGGTTTGGTAGCGTATAGCTCAAACGTAATTTTCGAATATTTTTGATTAACAATAACTTTATCGCCACGCTCGACAATAATTTCCGGACGTGCAAACAACTTGTACTCATCTATAGCTACATTTAACATATCCCCTTCAAGCACCTTTAGTCCGTCTTGTTGGCCTTGTGACAAGGCACAAGAAACATTTTCGTGAATGGCTACATATTTTTGTTCGGTAATTCCAGTTTCCATGTTTTCAACATCCTGCAAGCGTAAAATAGTGGCTATATCTTCATACGTCATTGCTAAAATATCTACTTCATTCATCAAAAAAACTCCAATCCTCCACAGCCAATAGTCCGTTTGATTAAATCGTGATAGTTCGTTAATAGACCTTGAATCATACTTGCTTTTGAGGCATAGCTAATAGTCGTATCTCCTCGCTTAACAGACGATACTACCATTTCTAGCTCATGATTAGCTGTTTGATATAAAACCTCTGTAATCACGCCTTGTAACTTTGTCCAAGGAATATCATTACCACAAGTGTTATATGATTCAATCTCTAAAATGATTAATTCTAAAATTGTCTCTAGACGTTCTTTTTTTGATCCAGGCAGTTGTACCAAGACTGACGCAACAATTTTTTCTTTCAGTGAATCGTCCATGCGATCACTCCTAAATTTCTACGATGTCAGCCGCTTCACGTAAAATCTTTAATGCGTCAGCATCGTTTTCTCTAATAAAAAACTTTCCATCTTTATCGCCAGTCACAAATCGGCGCGTTTTTGGGTGTGTGAATCCGACAAAGTTTTTCTCTTTTGCCACACGGAATTCAACTGTTTTTACTTCTTCTTTTTTAGTTTCTTCTTTTTCAGCTGTTTTTACTTCTTCTTTTTTAGCCATACTAATTCCTCCTAAATAAAAACAGAGATAGCCAATTGACTATCTCTATTATCCTTCTGTCGCTGTTTTCAAATTAAGAATTGAACCAGAGTTAGATGCATTATATTCGATAGAATATTCCCCAACGATACCAATACGACGTGAATCTGTTGTTTTTGCTAACTCTACTGCTCGCCATTCACGTAAAGGACGCAAGCGTAAATAGTTTGTATCTAATGCAGCAATCGTTCCAACCGGCAGAGCTGGTTCGATTAAGGCAATACCCGTTCCATAGTTAGAAACGATTTTACCTAATTGCAAGCCAAACGTCATGGCATCGCCAAATTGGACAATTTTAGTGGATTTACCATCTAATTCGTCAGTCATCAAATCTTGCATATCTGGTGATACTAAACAAAGTTTTTCTCCCATGTAGCCTTTGTCGAACATCACACGAAACATATTATCAATATCTTTTCGTGTCACAGCTCCTGCAGCAGCCGTTTCAACTTTGTTGCTGGCATTAATCAAGTTCAAAATACCATTCATTTTACGACCAACAGATCCCGCTTCATTAGTTTTTACTCCCGTAATTAATTTACGGTTCAAGTCAATTTTCATTTCCATTCCACGTAAGGCAACTTGATTATTTAATTCGCTACCGATCCCGTTGACGTTAATTGCATCTAGAGTTCCTGAAACAGAAGTTGATTTGCGGAAAATCTCTTGGTAGTTACTAATCCAATTACGACCGGATTCAGCATCTTTGTATTCTCCACCTTCTAATTGTTCAGATGAATCATCGGAATTGATTTCGTATTCTCGCCATTTAATTTCTGTTGAACCTGCCGGCGCTGTTTTGCCTGCGCCTAATAAGTAGCTTAAAAACGGTGTGTTTGGTACCTGCATCGCATTAATTGCTGGTGAAATATCTAAATACTCTAAATTGTTAACTGATGTTTTCTTCATTTTGACTCCTCCATTTAGTTAAGTGGTTTTAAAATCTGGCTTAATAATTCTTCCGGATTTTTTGGTTGTTCATTCTGATTGTTTTGCTGTTGGCTGTTTTGTTGCTGCTTTGAACCATAAGCATTGTTCATTTGTAGTTCTTTTAATGATTCAGTATGTTTCTCATTAATTGCACTCAAAACTTTAGTAAAACCATCTACAGCTTTTTTAGTGAATTCTGTATCTGTACTAACCAAATTATTCAACATGAATTGTGAAACCGATTCTTTTAGCTCGCCTTCAAGTTCTAGTCCGGAAATTTGTTCAGCTACAAAAGCTTTGTTATCACTTGTCATGCGTAAAGCTTTTTCTGCTTCAAATTCCGCTTGAAGCTTTTCTAATTGCTGTTGTTCAGGTGACTTGTTTTTCTTAGAATCTTCGTACTGTTTGATAGTATCTTGCTTAATTTTTTCAAGATTATTCTGCTTCCAAGCCTCTAACTGTTTGTCAGCCACAGACTGTGATTGAGATTGAAGAAATTTCTGTGCGTCTTCGTTGGATTCCGCAAAACTCTTAAATTCATCAAAAGAAAATTGAGGCGTTTGTTCCCCGTCATTTCCATCTTCAGCAAAAAATTGTAAATTCATTTTTAACATCCATATTTCTCCTTTCGCCCCGCGATTCGCAAAAAACGCCCCGCATTGCCTTGAGTTATAATTGCACCCCACCATTCAATTAAGCCCAGCATTGTGCTAGTTTCACGTCATTGCGGACAAAATAAAAGTCTAGAATTCGCTAAACTTTAATGCATTCATTTAACTTCTTCTCGTAAATGTCAACATAGATTTCCTGCTTATCACCATTCAATGTGATCTCATACATTGATGCACCTTTTAATTTTGTTGATAAAATTGCTTTGCTATTTTGTAATGTTTTACAACTCCAAACAATAAATACGTCTTCTTTTTTTGTCATAACATGTTCTTTGGAATTTAATCCTTTGTTCTCTCGTTCCAAAACAATGTCTTTACATGCTTTGATAAATTCTTCGTGTTTCAATACTATTCCTCCTTATAATCAACTCTTAAAATTTCACACCCAACTCGCTCATACCACTCGACCACTTGTTTTAATGAAGCAGGATTATGCGACAATAATTGAATCATAAGCGTTGATTCCTTGTTTGATTCTTGCATGATGTCCACGTATGCATAAACGCCATTCCAGTGTTCACGTAGTCCGTTTGGATAGTTTTCAGTTTCAATTGCTCGTTTATAGACATCTTCTACGTCCGTCGAAACTCTGGCGCTCAATAACGCCTCACAAAAATCTTTCATTTTTTTCCTCCTTATCTGTCAGCTTATTTATAAGCAATACAAAAAAACCAACGACTTCACTTATAGCCATTGGTTTAAATGAGTATTTGATTTTTCAGATATCATTATTACTCTCTTCAATTAAATAAAGTAACCCAAATTATATTTAGTAGTTTAAATGCTACTAAGGAGGGAACTAACAGAATTAATATCATCGCTAAAAAAGATGCCACAATCCAAAATATTCCAAACAACCAAGCTTTGGGTACAAAAATAGCACTCAACCTCAGTTAAGAGAGAGTGCTATTTAGTCTTATTTACTTTTGCATCTACTTTCCAACGGTCTTGAATTGTTGCCGTTCGGTAACCATGTTCAGCATAAAAATCACTTTTTATTTTCTTCCAATCTTCAAAACTTTTTGCTTCCTTTTGAAGTTTAATCAATTTGCGTTTTTCAGTAGTAGTCATCATCAAACTCGAACGTAGGGAGTTCTTTTTTATCGCTTCCATTAATTGTTACCTCCAATCCGTCTGAAGTTTCTTTCACAGTATAAGTAGCTCCACGGTTTATAATTAATTCCTTTTCATCAGGAGAATCACTATTATAACCGATGTACCCAGCATTAGTTCCTTTAGAAACATTAATTCTAATTGTCATACCATCCATTGAATCTGCAAATCTCTCAGCAATAACTTTGTCAACACTTGTAGATTTAAAATCATTAAACTTATTCCCACTTAAAATCTTTTCGTATTCATTTTTAGAAATGCCACGATAAACTACAAGATCATCCTTAAGTTTAAATTTATTAATTGCTGATTCAAAATTAGCGACATTATATAGCACATAATCATCATCAACACTTGAATAATTCGGGTCATTTAACAGCCCGTTCATATCGTTATACCACTCGTCAGTGTAATTGGCTACCGCGGCACGTTCTTTAGACAATAATGTTTTTATCCATTCATCGCTTTGTTTTTGAAGTTTACTTTCTAAATCATCATCAACTTCATTATACACTATTTTAGAACTTTGGTTTGCCTTGAGATGGTTAAGTTTCACACCCCAGTTGCCACTGGCAAACTCGTCTAACGTATCACCAAATAGCGCTTCGTACTCTTTATCAATCGCTTCGGTATCAAGTTCTGGCATTTTAGGCATTAGCGTACATCGGCACCTACCGTGGTAAGGAGGTTCATCTCCTTCCTCAACAACTTGCTTATGCTTTTTTCCACATATACTACAAACTCGCTCATCTTCTGCGGTGAAAACTTGTCCAGCAGGAACCCCAGTTGCTTTAAAAGATGCTCTAATCCCCTCAACAGCAAAATGTGAATATTCAGTTCGAACTAAATTTTCAATGGCATTATTAAACTTGGTGCTTTCAAGTTTAAACATGTCTGCTATTTCAGAACTGCCTCGCATTGTTTTAAGAGCTTCTATCAAACCACCACCACTTGCGATGGCAGTAGAAACAGCCGTAGATAGTCTCTGTTCGAGTTTTGAGACATTCCCCCACAAACGATTAGAGAACGTCTTTCCACTCCAAGGATAGTTCATAATGGCTTCTAATTCTGCTTTTGGCAAAGGTGAGACATCACCCCCAAGTAGATAAGTCAATGCATTTACATTTGAGTTGTAAGTTCGGTTTACGATATCTTCCAGCCGTTTATTAAACTTGCCTGTTGCATCTTTTTTTACCATAGAAGCAGCGAGTTCACTAAAAATATCCGTCCGCAGTTGAAGAAGTCGATTTACTTTGGCGTAATCATATGGCGGGAAATATTCATCAATGAATTCTTGGTACTTCTCATCGGAATTCATCAATTCCTTATAGTTCTGGTCAATATACTTTCGATATTTTTTTTGGTCACGCTTGCTGAACTCTTCTAATAACTCCGCTTGCGTCATATCGTGTAAATCCGCTTGAGATAGCAATTTAGCTTGAATATTTTTTAATGCTTCCGGAAGAATATCTTGTAAGAGTTTGATTGTATCGTTTTCCGCTTTTAGCCTGGCTAAATCTTCTAATTCACGACGCTTTTCCCAATACTTATTAGACCATTTACTCATTATCCTCACCGACTTTGGCTAGATATTCGCTATCTGGATAAGCTTGATTGGATTCTACGTCCATCATTTCATTTTCGTAGTCCACGTCAGTCACGAAGGGGATCTGGCTTTGAATAGTCCGTTTAGATACATAAGGTGCTAGTTTAGGCAATGCCTCAGCAAGATAACCTAAATCTGTCGGTAGTGACCGAGAGAATGTAAAGATGATTTTATTCGGGTCGATATCAACTTTATTGGCAAATTTCATAAATGCCGCCATTGTTTCAGCACATTCTTTCAAACCTTCTCTAAAATATTGCTCTTTGGTATTCGTCTTTGCTTCTAAACTGATGATTTGCCACTTGCGAGCTTCGCCAGAGCTATTTGACTTAAACACTTCATCATTGAAGTCAATTGCCTTACAGATTGTGTAAAATTGCTTTTTCAACAGATTTAAATGGTACTCATTAAAATCTTTTTGCAAATCCTTTGTAACATACCCTGCCTTAGAGCCAGCATCTCTCAAATTGATAATACCGAGTTGTTCCATCATGCGTTTAGCCTTATCCTCATTTAAATCAGCACCAGTAATCAACATGTAAGCTAATTTAAATTGTTCGATTTCGTTCTGTTGGTCAGACAGCACACGATCGAGTGCATCGCTAATTTCTTCAGCAACTTCAAAATCGCAATAACGGTTCGTATTATTTTTAAATTCCGATAAATTAATTGTTCCTAATGGATTCGTGACATCGTCTAAAAATTTAAACTTACCAAAATCTTGCGCTACGCCATCAATATATCGGGCATAAGTAACAATCTTTGATTCTGTCACCAACTTCAATTCTTCATAATATTTCTTTTGATAGCTGTCATATTTATCTTGAATATAGACGGCACCATTTTCATATTTTTCAGCTTTCCAGGGCTCTATATTAGATGCCCAAAGCTCCCAACCGTTTTTAGTTTTATTCGGCTCTAACAACCTAAACGCTGCACCGCAAGCGCCCTGAAAAGTTGCTGTATCAGGGTCTAACATTGCAAAACGCATTTGGCTAATTTGATTAACTAGCGTATCAAATTCTTTTGGTACAGACGGTGTAGAAATTTTATTTCCAACTAGCGTATCTCTTAACTTTTGGACTAAAGTTCGTTTCTGTTCAGATACGTCATAATCCCATTTAATCGGAATACCTACAAAGTGATTCACTGCTTGATCTACAACAATGTTATACATTCCGCCATGGATTTTATTATTAACTTTTATAATTTTCGTATCTGGTTTTTGACGATCATCAATTTCATTTTTCTCACTAGTGTAAGCAAGATACTTTCGTTCACGATCATCAAAAAATGGCTTCATATCCTCAATAAAGCTATTTGGATTAAACATCCCATCTGCAATTTGTGTAGCATATTTAACTCTTAACCGTTTATATTTTTTTAACGATATTTCCGAATTAATCAAAATTCCACCTCCTAATAAGCGATAAATTCAAATTCGTCTCCACTCGCTATCGTCTCAGCAATGCCGGTTGTAGCATCTGGCGCATCATCATGCTTGTTCTTACCCTCACGTTGGTAACTTGTCATGGCTTGATAATATTCCGGACATCTTGTTCGCCAATCTGCCGGCATTCTCACATGCTGTTCAATCCAGGCACTATTCGAATATATCCGTGCTTGTTTATTTGATGATTGGTAAAAATCCTCAATGGCTGCTGTACACTTGCTAACTATCTTCTCTTTAACTGCGCGCGCAAAAGAGCGTCCGCCATTATTCCGTTCAATACGGCTATGGTTGACGCCCTGATTAATTATTTGATTTGCTACCGCTATTTCTGTATATTCCATTGGTTCTTGCGTATAAATGACGTCCAAAACATCCACATCACCACTACCATCATCCAGTTCGCCGAAAGCAATAGAACAGAGATAATCGGCACCGGTATCTGCAGTATCACAGTATTGCCAGATTTTGCGGTATTGTGATTTACTATCGTAAGTTCTGAACTCTTTATATAGTCGTCCTTTAATATCAATTGGAGTTTGTTGATAGTTAGCAGCGGCTATGTCAGCTCCCATTGTTTTGATTTTCCGTTGATATTCTTTCTTTGACAGTATTTCTTCACATAACATCTTATCCGTTTTTTCATCGTACGCCTGCATATTTACGTGTTTCACCCGATATCCAGAATTAGGTAATTCTCGTAAAGCACGTCCAGCCAAATCATCGCTGTGCCATCGTGTCATGATAATAATAATTTTGCCACCCGATTCAAGACGAGATAGCATTGTATTGATAAACCAATCCCAATGTTTTTCTAGCACCATCGCATTATTTGCTTCTTCAGCATTTTTAATTAAGTCATCAATGATGATAATATCTGCACCAAAACCGGTAGCAGTACCCGTAGGAGACGTAGCTAAATAGTTGTTATAGCCATTAGTTAAACTCCATAAATTCATTGCTCCGTCCCCTTGTTTAATAGATACACCAGGGAAAATATCGCTAAAGACAATTTTATTTTTATCTGCTTTGATTTCTTGTATGGCATTCCTAACACCTTTTGAAAAGGTCGTCGATAACGTTTCATTATACGAACCTGTCATAATCTTTTTAGATTGATCATTCCCTAAAACCCATTCTACAAATTTACCGCCAGTTCTGGACTTTCCGTGACGAGGAGGCTCGTTTATTACAAGTACGTCATGCTCATCATCAGATAAAAAACTTTGTAGTTCGTTGCATAAATCGGATAGGAATGTCCTACTAGATTTATAAAATTTTCCTGCTGTTGTCTGGCAATAATCCCAAAAGAAACGGCGTGACAACTCAGCTTTAGCACCCGTAGCAATATTACCCATCACGAGATGCCAACTTTCTAAGTTCATCCTCGGTTAAGTTAGCATAAGGATTGCTTACGCCAACCAGGCCGGATAGTTCCGTTTCCTTTTTGTCACGCCATATTTCAGGTTTGCGATTTTTAAGCCAAAACGCAGCAGCTCCTGTATCTGGCGCTACTTGTTTATCAACCTCAAGAAATACAATGCGTTCTCGTGTAGGAACCGCCTTTATCGCAGCATCTTTAACTTCTTGCAAAACAGCTTCTGGGTGATCTAGTTTATAACGATTTTCAAATTCACGACGTTCGCTTTCAACTACATCTCTGTCTCTGTCTACAACTTTCGCTGTTCGCTCAGTATATTCATAACCAATCGCTCTTTTAAAAAGCGCATTTTCAACTTGACGGTCTACCACTTCTTTTCCCTTTTTTAAGGCCTGACAAATCTGACTATAATTCTCTTTCCATCGATACAAGGTTTTAGGTGCAATGCCCATATTTCCAGATATTTGTTCATCAGTGAGACCGTCGCGGGCCCAACCTTCAATTTTTATCAATCCTTCATCAGTTAACCATTCTTGATATTTACCCTTAGCCACGATCTCACCTACTTTCTAATCAAAACAAAAAGACACCTGTCGCTGACAGATGCCTCTCATATATTTTTCGATAATACAATATTACAACATTTTTCTGGAGAAAAACATGAGATAAAAAACTCAAGATTTCCTCACGTTTTCCTCACGTTTTTACAAAATTCAAAATCTACTTTTTCTATTCCCTTTGCATAAAGATAACCCACATGTCTTAGTGAATAACTTTTTCTATCTGCTATATCTTCTAAAGACATACGGTCAATAAAGTAGCATTCCAACACCTCAGCAAAACGATCATCTTCTAAAGAATCAATGCAGTCGAAAATTTCAAATTTAATTTTCTTTGATTTTAAAACTAAATTATTAATTCTATGCTCCAGTTCTTCTTTTTTTGCTAACAAGTCGTCAGTAGTCAGAGGTTGTCCACCACGGGGCATATCAGTAATATTTTTCGTTTTTAATCCCTGAAGATCACAATCAATTTGAAAAAGTTTATTTTCTAATTTTTCAACGCGTTGCATATATCGTCGATATCTACTTAAAAATTTTTTATTTTGGCGTACTTCCTCTTTCAAATAGCTTTACCTCCTGTAACTTGATTCAAATTACTTTCTTGATACTTCATCAAATCAGAAAGAAAGATATTAACCAAAGGATGATTATTGTATTTATTTCCCAAGTGACCAATACTATTTACAAGCCACTCCCAATACTCATCTGTTGTAATGGGATACTTTTGACTAAATTTGTTTGATTCAATCATCCAGTTTTGTAAATCATAAAAAAAAGCACTCCAATTCATTACAACTCCTCGATTCTGATATAAATCCCTGTTTGGTCAGCCCAAAATTTTTCGACTATTTCGGAACATACTAATGCATCATCTTTCCAGAAGCGACATTCAGTCATACAATCTTTCAATAATTTTTGTAGATTGTCAGTATCCGGTTTGGTGTATTTCCATTCACCATTAAAATGTTTGCCTGTCACTGGGAACAACCATTTAACTGTCAAACGTACAGGACCTTCAATAATTTCACTAGGAACATTATGCGATAAGTAACCAGTTAATTTTGATCGTGCCGCTTTCAAATCTGGTGGTTCGTAAAACACTGGCTTACCATTTACTACATGCACTTGTTTTTGTTGGTGGGTAACGGTTGGAACTTTAGCCATAGGCATGAAGAATTCAATCATCTAACGGCACCTCTATTTCATATTTCAAAGTTCGTTGTCCATTTATTGTTTGGCTTTTGCTTTTAGTGATTTCAACAGCAGTTTTGTTTTTAGATTCGATGGCAATAAAAGCATAAATCAGAATTTCGGCGAAAATCTTGTTCTTCGGTTTCAATTTCCGATAATTCTCTAGAATCTCGTTCATAATCTAGCCTCTTTCGGCTTAATCCCATTCCGCTCCATTTCTCGACTGAGTTCTTCCTCAATTTGACGGAGTATAGTCTTTTCACGATGAATATCTTTTGGGGCAGCTCCTGGGCGCTGAATATAATATTGTAATGCATGCTTAATAATTTGTTTTTTAGTATAGGGTGACATCTAAACTCCTCATTTCTCGTTATTTTATACTGGTACATACCTATTTTTATTTTTCGTTTCCCTCAAATTTCATGTCTCTGTCTTCCCTTTATGTCTCTCTTTCCCTGAAAGGGAGAGAGACATAGGGAACAGGACACAGACGGAATAAGGGTTTTCGACTTGTGGAACGCTTAGGAACTCTTTTTAGGGGTTCACGTAAACACGTTATGTGGAATGCTTAGGAGCGCTAAATAGCGTTCTAATAAATTAATTAGATATTTTTGTTACCGTTCCTACATCAACTTGAAACAGTTCATGTTTTTTAATTCGTTTGTAAAGAGCACTCTTTGATATTTCAAGATAATCGGCAATCTGCCCTGCATCTATTGAACCACCGTCTTCACTCAAAACATTGAAAGCCTCTTCCAATTCTTTTGCGGCCTTTTCTGATCGTGTCTCATTTGATTTCTGAACTCCCTTTTTCCAGTTTTCTTTTGGGTCCTCTTCTAACTTAATATCCTGCAGTGACTCATCCAAAATATGAATCGGATATTTAAACCAGGCGTTTACTGGTTTAAATTTCGGAAATTCTCGCAAGGTACCTTCCAGTCGCCAAGCCGATGCCTGACGTGCTGATTCAATGGCCGCATTTTTTTGATCCTCAATCTCTTTCAGAATCGGCTGGGCGTGAATAGCAGACATAAGATGATGTTGCATCTGCTTTTTGCTGAACTGGTCATCCAAACCGATATCAGAATAGTCAGGATTGTATTTCTGAATTGCGTCATAGTAGACTTTACAAATTGCCTCATTCTCCAAAGCCATGTATCGGTCTTCGGTTACGGGCAATTCAATCAAATCTAAAATGGCATCGGGATCTCGGGCAAAAACTCCCGAACCAGAAGAACGATCCATTGAGTTCTTGCCGCCTTGAGAACCTTTGCTGTGATGGTGGCAATAAATCACTGCACATCCTAATTCCGTAGCAATTTTGTCAAACTGATTGGTAAAGTTAGCCATCTCATGGGCACTGTTTTCGTCACCGGTCAGAACTTTATAGATTGGGTCAATAATGACTGCGATATAGCTTTCCTTTTGCGCCCGACGAATTAGCTTCGGTGCCAGCTTATCCATGGGGGAAGTTTTTCCGCGTAGATTCCAGACATCAATATTCGAAACGTGTTCATGTCCTTGGCCAAGCCGATTGTAGATTTCAAAAAAGCGCATCTTTGCGGAATTTTCATCCAATTCCAAATTGACATATAGCACTTTTCCTTGCGTACAATTGAACCCCATCCATTGACGTCCTTCTGCAATAGCTATAGAAAGTTGCATCAGTGAGAAAGACTTTCCGGCTTTTGAAGGACCAGCAATCAACATCTTATGACCTTGGCGCAGAACACCAGAAATGAGTTCAGGGGCCAGTTCGATTTTTGTTTCAAACAAATCAGCTAGGCTTTCAGGATCAGGAAGATTGTCATTCATGTCCTCAATGTATTCTTGCCATTCCTCCCAGGAAGCTTTCCCAATGTTAGTGTCCACAAGAAATTGCTTTTTATTTCCTCGGATAAATCCTGGTAGCCGCGTTAACCTGGAAGGATTCTTGTTCTGCTTGTCTACCCTAAGACCATTCTTTTCTACTATCTTATATAGATAATCTACTCGTTCTTGATATTGCGGATAATTGACAGCATCTACTTTCACAATAGCATGTAGAGATTTCCCACCAGAATAAGTTAAAGTCACCACGGGCAATTCTAGTTCTCGGATAATCTCGTTCTGTTTAGCTATGTCCATGTTGTCAGATTCGACTAATGCATAACGAAAATCAACTACATTATCATTTTTTACTCCTTGACCGTCCAAGGGATTGAAACGAATCCAAGCGCCGCTATTTGGGTTAGGGTCTCCCATGACAGCGCCGATATCTCCTTGATACCGTCGAAGTCCGTCAATGATTTCACCAGCCGTCTTGGTATAGACACCTGCTTTTGGCAGCCACTTTTCCGTTTCACCTTTTGTATGGAGATAACCATCGTTCACATAACCAATGATGTCCCCTGGAGCAAAAAGCGTTTCTAAATACTTGACCACCTCATTTGACGGATTCCAGTTCTGATCTGTCGGTTCCTTGATTTCTTTTCCTAGAACCCAATCTGTTTTGACCAACTTGTACCCTTTGTCCACGTCAGTAGCGATGAAACTATCATTCCAATCAAGGAAGGAATTGTCATCATCACTATAGTGGGAGTGCCAGCCGTTGTCTTTGGCTAACTGGGTAATGGTAGCACCAGTAACCGGTGAGTTAGTCCCTTGAAAGGTATTCCATTTCTTTTCGACTTCACCATCATGATAACGTCCGGGATCGCGTTGACTCCATTCATCCCATTCAGCGACTGTGTAACCTTCATGCTTTAATGCCATACCTACATTTACCCATTCCTGATAATTCAGCATTGATGGGTCAATGTAATCCAACAATTCGATTAGATTCATTTTTACCTCAGACATCTAATCGCTCCAATCAAAAATGATTTTTTCTGTGTAATAAGTTCGGTTAATAAAATCTTTCCGCTCACTCTTTTCATATCTAATATTTATAGAATGAATTTTTATCTTTAACAATTTAATCGTAAGGGGATCTCTTAGCCGTCGATTAGTATAATCATCATCGTTTTGGAAAATAAATGCGTATTTAGAAAACCCTTTACTGGCTGATTGTAATAATTTCTTTTCAAGATGCTCTTTTTCATACCAGCGCTCAAACCAAATCTGGTGTGAATCTTTTTTCTTTTGTTGTAATTGTTCTTTTAGTGATTGACTTTCAAAACCTTCGATTGGTTCATCAGCATTGTCGGATTCTACCAAAAGCTGTTCTGCAATTTTCATAACTTTCTTTCTGCCCTTTACATAGTGATTCATAAGGTCTTTCGGAACATTATCTAATCCACGGAAGAAAGCTAGTCCAACTGCTATCCATTCATCACGGGTCAAATCATTTTTCATCAATTCTACCTCCTTAATTAATCATGTCAGTTTCTCTGAAAGTGGCTGGATTAATCGACAGAGGAACTCGCCAACCATTTGAAGAAATCCGAGCAATCATTTTACGCGCAGTTTCAAACTGCCAAGTTCCGACGTGCTGGAATCCTCTTTGTTCCAAGAATCTGATCTGTTTCGGTGTAGTCAGTCCTTCGCTACGTCTGAAATTCAAACGATCTAATAGCAGCGATGCTTTGCCGGCATTGTCAACTTGTTCTGGTAGAATACCGAATTTTTCTAATGTCTTAACTTGGCTATCACTCGGCGGGCCCATTTCCCAGCCGAATGCTGGTACATAACTAGAAAGATCTTCTGCTTGGATAGACATCTCAAATTGCAGTGGATCCACGAGTTTTTGTTTACGACGTTTCATCTCTGCTAATTGCTTGGCCAAGGCTTCTTCCCGTTCTGCTACTACATCTTCTGCTGCTTTCGATTCAGCCTCTTCAATATCCACAGGGATACCAGCTTCTTCAATATTTTCAGTCATCTTCTTAGCCACTTCATCGCTAGTGGCAATTAAATGAGCTGGATGACAAAGTTCATGGCGTTCAGTATGCCAAAGAAAATCTAGTAAAAGTAATTCAGTTTTTCCCTCATGCAGTCGGGTACCTCGCCCAACCATCTGGCTATAAAGCGACCGTACTTTAGTCGGCCGAAGAACTACAATGCAATCAACAGCAGGACTATCCCAGCCTTCTGTTAGCAACATTGAATTACAAAGCACATTGTACTTATCATTTTCAAAGTCTTCTAATATTTCCGCGCGATCTTTAGATTCACCATTGACTTCAGCAGCACGAAAACCTTTCGATTGTAAGATATCTCGAAACTTCTTAGAAGTTTTAACTAGTGGTAGAAATACAACTGTTTTTCGATTACTACAATGTTTCGCCATTTCATCGGCAATTTGATAAAGATAAGGATCTAGAGCTGTACCTAAATCTTTAGTGGAAAAATCTCCACCTTGCTGCTTTACACCTGTTAAGTCTAGCTTCAATGGAATCGTTAAAGCTTTAATTGGTGATAGATAGCCTTCTTTGATAGCCTTTGGTAAAGTGTATTCGTAAGCCAAAGATTCAAAGTATGACCCTAGATTTCTCATATCACCACGGTCTGGTGTAGCAGTTACGCCAAGAACATTGGATTGTTCGAAATGTTGTAGCACACGCTGGTAGCCATCTGAAATAGAATGGTGAGCTTCATCGACTACAATTGTGTCAAAAAAATTAGGTGGAAACTGGGATAAACGTTTCTCACGTTGTAGCGTCTGTACTGAACCAACAACTACCCGGAAGAAACTTCCGATGCTGGTCTGTTCTGCTTTTTCAGTTGCTGTTTTAAGTCCGGTCGACTTTTCTAATTTATCGGAAGCCTGGTCAAGTAGTTCCCCGCGATGAGCGAGGACAAGCACACGCTCGCCCTCACGCACCCGGTCTTCAATTACTTTTGAGAACACAATCGTCTTACCGCATCCTGTGGGTAAAACCAAAAGTGTCCGTTTTTTGCCTTCTGACCATTCCCGTTGAATGGCTTCACGGGCTTCCTGTTGGTATGGTCTTAATTGCATAGAAAGTTCCTTTCTTTAGTTGTATAATTTAGAAAAAATAGGAGGCTCAAAAGATGATTCAAAATAATTCACTAATCTGTCCTCATTGCGGACAAACATCTCCAAATATTTCTGCTGTTTATAGAGAAAAAGAAGTTTCCTTTTCGGAGACCTCACCTTCAATTTACGCAAAACATTTTGGTATGGAACCAAACCAATTTGATGAAATCAAAGATGCTATCATTGTTGGAATCTTGAGGTGTCCTGCTTGCGAAAAACACACAATAAAAATCTTTGGTCTTGGTCATGAAGTTGAAAATAATACTATGAATTTTTGGCCAAAAAGTAGAGCAAAAGTTTATCCAACCTATATTCCCGATAGTGTCAGAAAAGACTACGAAGAAGCATGTGCCATATTAGATTTAAGTCCAAAGGCATCAGCTACATTATCTAGGCGTTGCCTTCAAGGTATGATTAGGGACTTCTGGGGAATTAGTGGTAAAAAATCCCTTTTCGATGAAATTAATTCGATTGATGACCAAGTTTCTCCGGATGTAAGAACTGTTTTACATTCTCTGAGACAGCTAGGAAACATTGGTGCTCATCCAGAAAAAGATATTAATTTAATCGTTGATATTGAACCTGGAGAAGCGAATCAGCTGGTTATGTTCATCGAGTATTTAATGGAAAATTGGTACATCAACAGACAAAAAACTGCTGATATGCTTGAAACAATCAATGAAATAAATAATGAAAAGCAGTCGGTTCGTAAAGAAGACAGTAATCTTTAAACTGGATCTTTTTCAGCCAAAAGATTTCCATCTTTACTCCAGTACTGATCAATAGGACGAACTGGGTCTTTTTCGGTTCCTTTACCTCTTGTTGCTATTACATGTATCACCTCAACTAGTTCAACTAGCTGAGGTGTTTTCATTTGGATTTCAGGATTCATTGATATTCCTCCTATGCAATAATCGTAATCCGGCCAGAATCGATCTCTTCAGATAGCTGCTCTTTCAAATATTCACGAATGTTCACGATTGCCTGATTCCGCCAAGCGCCACCATCTGCTTCAAAGATTGCTCCTCGAGGGCCGTCCTTCATCCGGAAGATAAACTGACTTGTAGGCTGTTCCACTTCAAGGAAGGTACGGTATGGAGCTAGGTCGACTGGATTAGGCACTCGTACATCCGCTTTTGTTGCAATGCCTTGATTGATGGTAACTGCTTGGCTCACACCATCGTCACCGGTTTGACGGATATTATCCTCAGACACATTTCCCACTACTTGTAGCAAGATAGCTCGGTGATCGTTTGGTACAAATTTCGATTGTAAGGCAATGTTGAAGGATTCCATATCATGGAATTGACCAAAAGCAAAACTTGGTGTAATTGCTTCTGCTACTGCCAAAGTTTCACGGTTACCATCAATTTCAAGGGAACCTCTCAAATAAACAGTCGTCTCATTTTTGATGTGAACCAGCAGCGACGTATCTTTTCGCTCAATACCTGATTTGATGTAATTCACAAATCCAGACAGGGTATTGATTTCAAGAGCTGATTTTGCGACGATAGCCCGTTCTCGAATTTCCGACACATTTCCCTCTTGATCTACGCCAAAAATACGACCATCATCCAGTTCTACAATACGTTCATCGGGACGTACCCCTAATGCTGCCAATCTATCGATTGCTGCTACTGTTAAATCCATCTAAATCATCCTCTCTTTTGTTGTAAATCAATAATTTGTTTTTGCTTTGCTTGCTCTTTTTCGATCACATCAATCGGTACCCCGACATCGGTTTTTACTTCCCCATCTGCGGGATCAATAAAGGTTTGACCAGGAACGGATGATTTCAGTTCATGAGCTTCCACTTTGCCGGTTGCCAAATCTTTGCCAGTCAACACTGTAGTAGAGACCCCTTCTACAGGTGCAACCTTGACCGTGAAATCACTTGATACTGTGACGACTTGACGATTTTCGTCTGGCTTGAATTCGAGTTTGATAGTCACACCCCGTTTGGCCGTTGCCGGTGTATTGGGATCATGAATATTGGCAAATACTTTTTCCAGTTCGCCATTCAGTTTTTCCTGAATGGCGCCATTTGCTAATTCTGAGAGCTGCAAATCAATTTCTTTTGTCATAAATCCGTCCTCCTAAAATGCCCCTGCTTGGAATCCACTAGCCTGTGGTTGTTGCGGCTGATTAAAGCCTTGTTGCGGTTGGGTAAATCCTTGTTGTGACTGATTCTGCATTGGCGGTTGACCAAAATTTTGTTGAGGTGGCGTTGGATTTCCTTGATATGAACCATTCATATTTGCAGCACCTTCTATAAATTCATCGATTCGGTTATTTTGCTTATTCTCACCATTTTTTTGATAAGTATTGACGCTAACTTTCGCCCGACCACGGCTTCCTACTACCATTTGCCAATTCGGCGAAAAAGCTTGTCCTACGACAGGTCCTTGACCAATTGAGGAAAAGAACTGCGTTAACTTCCAAGCCCATTTCTTCATCAAATAAATGCGCTCTTTAACGGTAGTAGTTCCTTCTGGCGCAGTGATTTCAAATTCAATTTCCGCATAAGGCGCACCATTTGGAATTTTTTGACTTGGACCATCGTAAATCTTTCGTTCCATTCCGATTACAACAAATGGATATTCTCCAGCGGGTAAAAGTGTGTACGTGCTTTCCTCAGCTATAAAGCTTCCATTCCAATCTAAAAATTCATTTTCGTTGTTCATCAATTATCTCCTCCTAGAAGTTTCTGATTTTATTTTTTAAAAGGCCTAAAGCGTTGGCCCAGTTACTCGCAAGGTAATTCCATAGATCTATTGGTACATTTTCAGCAGGCGTATCTTGCGGCATAAAACCACCGACATAGATCACTTGCATAATTTCCTCATAGCTAACTCCATCATTACGCATTAAATCAGCCAATCCTTTTGGAACTATCGACGGAATTTCCGCTCGTTGATCAGGATCAGGTGAAAAGTCCGGTTGTGGCTCAGGTAACGTGACATCATCTGTAGGTGATGGGAAAGGTTTAGATGCTTCAGTTATAGGCAATTGACCAACACCAACTGTTGCTTGCTCAAAAGCTTGGGAAATTTGTGAATAGTCGAAAGGTAATTCATCAGGTAACTGCCAGCGATTCTTGGCATCCCACGCTGGGCGGTGAGTTGTATACATCGTCCGTTGACCACCTGTAGCTTTCTTACTATTGGTTTTACTATCAGTAATTACAGTAGTCTTATAGTTAGCAAACAACACATTATCAGACCATTCTTTTACGATTCCAGCTGATTTCTTTTCAAGTTTCAGTTCATAGCGATCATAAGCGCCCATTTCATCGGGTTCTTCTTTCTTCCGCAACATGGCATGAGCGGTTATCAATACATTGATACCAACGTCTATAACATCACTGAGCAGATTCAGCAGATTTCCCATCTCTTTTTCTAAGGCAATGTATTTATTACCATAATCGTTCCCTGAATCGTTCCACTTGCCCTGTGCCATCAAATGACGTTTGCAAAGATTTTCTGCCCAGTCGATCGTGTCAATGACTAATGTGCGACATGGCCGGTTGATTTTGACGTACTCAACTTGTTGCAAAAGCATTGTCCAGCTAGTCGGTTTATCAAATCGTTTCACGTCCATATGAAGCGTTGAGTCTTCAGTATCAATAAATAGTGGCTCTGGAAACTGACTAGCAAATGTTGATTTTCCAATTCCTTCAACGCCATATAAAACGACTTTCTGCGCTTTAGGAATACGTCCTGTTGTGATATTCATTAAAATGCTGCTCCTTTCCATGTTGTTTGAGCCGGTGCTACAGTCTCATTTTTGATTGCATAACCATCTTCGATAATAATCTCGCATTCATCACCAGTAGAAACCCGGGTAGCAATAGCCTGTAGCCCTTCCTGTTCAAGCCACTGACCAAATTCTTCAAGCGACTTCATATCCATCTGCTCAAGCTTGTCCAAAAGGATAAAGCCACAATCTGGTTTCAACTTTCGAACAATTGCCGTAGAAACTTTCAACTGATCTGACCCAGACATGTTGTCCCAGCGTTGGCCGTTGTATGTTAGTTCACCTTCTACTACGGATAGACCTGGTAAAGGTAAATCAGCCTTATTCAATAACTCGGCTTTCTGACGACGGATTTCGTCAATCTTGGTAGTTTCAGCAACGTACTGCGTTTCATATTCTTTGGCATCATATTCGGCTTTTTCCTTATCAAGATTGGCCCTGACTTTCCGATTGATTTCATCAATTTTTGCCAAATTCTGTTCTAACTGTTCAGTAGATTCATCTTGCAAATCAACAGCAGATTTTTGGGCAATTTCTAGATTTTTCGAAGTCTCAGCGTGTTGGGCTTCCATTTGAATCAATTGTTGACGAGCTTGCTCAATCTGTTGGCGTTCAAGCTCCCATTTTTGCCCGATTGACTGCGCCTGTTCCCGTTTCCGCTGATTCTCCCCGTTTTTAGCCAAAATATCTTGTTGTTGGGCAATTAGTTCACTTGCTTCAACAGGTACTTTAGGTGCATCCGGATAGTAAACTTGCTCAGCGGCGTATTTCTTTTTTTGATCGGCAATCTGACCAATTGCATGACGGTGATTGTAAATCTCTTGTTCAGCACGCTCTAACTCAAATAATTGCGGGCCGACTCCAATAATTTGAAGAAGTGTATTCGCCTTTTCTTTGCTCGTAGAATCCATGAACTTGGGAAGGTCAATTGCGAGTTCCTCTACAAAGCTATTTAAGAGGCTTTGACCGCCTTTTTGTCCATTAGGGTCAATTACCTTCAAATCTGAGTTCTTTCCTTTTCGTTCCACAATCAAGCCGTTGTTCATCACAATATGGAGATGTGGCGGGTTCACCGAGCCTTCCCGATGAGCTTGGCTAGGTTTGTACTTGTTGCCACCTAATCCCCAAGCAATAGCATCTAGGACACTTGTTTTACCCTGATTGTTATTTCCACCAACGATAGTTAGGCCGTTGGCAGTCGGTTCAATTTTTACAGCTTTCACACGTTTGACGTTTTCAATCTCAAGTTTGTTGATTTTAACTGACATCTGTTTTACACTTCCTTTAGATAGGTTTTTATTGACTGACTTTTTGCTTGCCGGCTGAGTCGGTCTTTTTTATTACTAGTAAATCCCCATTGGGCAAATAATATTGTTCTGTTCGTTGGCCATTAATGCACACTGTAGTCAAAATCAAATTGACTTGTTTTGATTCAATTGAAATATCTGATGAATTTTCTGTTGAGACATTCACTTCTACTTCCTCCTTTTTCTTAGGAATATGAGCAAATCGAGCATCATTAAAACGATTCATAGCATTTTTGGCTTTAATACTCGTAGTTCCTTTTATCGGAAAAATATTAATACGACCGGAATTTCGAAGCCGTGTAACTTTCCCTTGGACTTGGCTGTATTTCATACCAGTTAAACGACTAAGATCGTCATAATTTGATACATATCCGTTTTCATCAAAGCTGATATTATCGATGAGCAATTGAATTTTTTCTTCTGTCCATTTAGCATCGATACTTGTTGTTCTTTTAGATTTCATAAGTCGTGCTACGCGATTTCCAACAGCTATCTCAGTCCTACCCAATGCACCAGCTATTTCGCTATGAGTGGCTCCCTGTTTTCTCATTGCTAACAGACGCTTATCTTCTTCGGATGTCCAAGGGCGTTTGAAACTATCAATGGCTAATTCCCGATTTACCTTTGGGAGATCCCCGTCACGTTGCAAGTTATATATTTTATTTCTTACTGATTGTGTTGTTCGATTTAACTTATTTGCCATTTCTTTTATATTCAAAACTTCGTTAGTTTCAGCAAGTAAGGCATTCTTTTTTAAATATTGAATTTCCTTAGTAGTCCAATTCTTCAATCAACTCACCTTCTTCCTAATAAATTCCTTTTTCAACATCGATAATATGCATGCGATAGCCAAGTAATGCAGATACAATTAAAGCTGAAATAACTGCAATCACAATTAGTGTTACGCTTAAACTGATACTTCCCATCCAGCTAAATATAGCTGTAACCATGGCTACGACAACTGTAAATAGTATTAGCATTGAACATTTATGTTTTGTCATGTTTTCACCCTATTTCTGATTTTTAGCAATTAATATTCTGGTAAATCATTGAATAATTTTTGTAAAAATGGTCTGATGCGTTCTGCATCAAATATCCATTTTCCATCTGTATCTCTTTTTGCCAATTTATTATTTCTGACATAAGGATCGTAAACTATATAATCCATAATCCATGCTCTTTTCCTTCGAGTTATTTTTTCCATATCAGCGATTGTCAACCATTCAGGTTTCAAAAATTTATCAAATAGTTCATTCAAATATTCTTTGGCAAATTTTTCCATATATTTATTGTCTAATTGCACATTTACTTGCACTGGTAGATCTGGTTGAGGAAACATAATTACACCTCCTGTTTAACATTTGCGTATTTTCGGTCAATGCCGAGAAAGTCTGCAATTTCTAATCGATAGAAATTAGCTTTTTTACCTTTTTGAAATCCCTCAATAACTTGACGTGTGTATACAGCAGACTTTCCAATGTGACTGGCAACATCATTTAATTTGATACGCTTTCTTTTCATCATGATGTCAGCAATTTCTCCAAAATCTGTGATCCGCATTATTTTCATCTCCTTCTTTCCATAAAATTGGGTTAATAATAGTTAGCCTTCATCTACTCGGTAGATGATTTTTGTTTATAAGCTAGTTAATTTATTAGCTAAAACTGTTGACATTTTTAACCTATAGTGTAAAATGTAGACATAGTTAAATAAGGCTATAGAAAGTCCCAGTAAACCTTTTATCCGTCGCCAAACGTTGAGGTTATCACTATGCTATTCTTATGTCTTTTTTTAGCTGACTAACTAGCTTATGAACATAGTATATTAATCTTTAGATTAAATGTCAACCTTTTTTAACCTAAAGATTAAAAAGATTGTTCTTTTGCTATGGAGGATGTTTATATGACACCATTTGAAAGAGTTAAATATCTTTCTGATAAACAAGGGATTTCGATTAATGCTTTGGAAGAAAGAATTGGTCTTAGCAAAAATACTTTATATTCTTGGAAGAAAAAAACACCAGGCGTGGACAAGCTTAAACTCGTAGCCGACTACTTCGATGTCTCCACTGACTACCTACTAGGGCGCACGAACAATCCTGTAGCAGGTCTTTCCAAAAAAGCTCCGTTCACTGTGGAAGAGGCACTCGCTTCTGTTATGAGTAGCGATGGTAAGCCATTGACTGAACACGATCGAAAAGTATTGACTGGTATTATTGAAGCTTATCTTGAAAAAAATACTGACGCTGAGTAGGTGATTTTATTGGACATTGATAATGAAGTAAATGAGATTATTAATGAGCTTGGTGTGACAGTTATTGAAACGCCCGAACTAGACTCTGATGCCAAATATATAGCCGTAATGGATACAATTGTCTTGGATTCTCGATTATCTGAACGAATTAAGCTATTACGGCTATTACACGAACTTGGTCATGCTGCTAAACACAAAAATAACTACTTGCTTTATAAAAAGAGCTTCGCACTTCATTCAAAAATGGAAAATGAAGCGGAAGAATTTATGATTGAAAAAATGTTAGAAGCAAAGTTAAATGATCCAGACTTTGAGCCCAGTTCATTTAATTACATAAATTTTTTAGAAAGTTATGATATCGAAACAAGATACGAACCTGTCGTTAAAGAGTTTATGATGAAATATCTTGTCGGTTTTAGTACCGATAATATATTTTTTTAGCAACAAAACGAACATAGGTTCGTAAAATAGAGTTAGAAAGGAAGATAGAAATGCAATATCAAGAATTCAAAGAATGGATAGAACAGAATACAAGAGGATATGAGCTATTTTGCAACAAAGCTATGGGATTACAATTAACTCGTAACAAAAAACGCACAGGAAAGACAAAAAAATGGACTGATAACAAGATGGAACGTGCAGTTGAATCTATGTGGGTTGACGTAGTAAAAAACGCCTATGAACAAATAAAAGGACAAAAAGGTGTGCCTAAGTACAATGGATACCAGATATGGCTTGACTTCATATCTGAAATCGAATTTGTAGATAATTTTGACGATAGTATAGCTGAATTAGAGTTTGAATAGGAGGAATAACTATGGCAAGTATTAAACAGCAAAAGAACGGAAAGTGGCGTTATAGAGTGCGCTATAAAGAAAACGGAAAGTTTAGAGAAATATCAAAAAGTGGATTTAGAACAAAACGTGATGCACAATCAGCAGCTAATGAGATTGAAACGAAAATTTCAGGCGGGATAAATATTTGCGACGGTAATATGCTGTTGCGAGATTACTTAGAAATATGGCTTAATCTGAAGAAAAGACAAGTTAAACAGTCTACCCTACTCAAGATCAATCGTTCTTTTAGACTGTATGTATTACCGCGGTTTGGACTTACTAAAATGACAGATATAAAAAGACTTGACTGCATTCAATGGATTCATACCATGTGCGAAAATCTTAATATTGACTCGGTAAAATCTTACGCTGCTCCATTCAACAACGCATTAGAAGATGCTGTTAACGAATATAAAATTATTGAATCTAATCCAATGAAAAACATTAAATATCCTCGATCCGAGAAAAGAAAAAAGAATATCAAATTTTTTGAGCTTGATGATCTTAAATTATTGCTAGATATTATGAAAAATCAAAAAGATACACTTTATAATTATCAATATTATGTTTTAACAACGTTTCTAGCGCGAACTGGATTGCGTCTAGGTGAGGCTTTAGCGCTTAATTGGGAAGATATAAATAAAAATAATTTATCTGTAACAAAAACTTTATATAGAGAAAATGAACAAGATTTTATAACTTCGCCTAAAACTGATTCAAGCTATCGTGTTATTGCTTTAGACGGAAAAACTATCGAATTATTAAAATCATTAAAAATAGCAAAGATGAAATATAGCTTAAAAAACAACGATTTTATTTTGAATAAAGACCTGATTTTTTACGATTACAAAGGTAACCCACTAAAGCAAACAAATTATCGAACATATTTCTATAAAATGTGTCGATTAGCAAAGGTTCCTGTTTTATCTCCACATTCACTCAGACATTCACATGCTGTACATTTACTGGAAAGCGGAGCAAATATAAAATACGTTTCTGAGCGCTTAGGCCATGCTACTATAAATATGACAGCAAATGTCTATCTGCACGTTTCACAAAAAATAGAACGAGAATCTATTTCTATGTACGAAAACTATTTCTAA